GTAAAACGTTTCTTCACGTCCAATCTCCGTCGGGTAGGGAATTGGACTCCAAACTGCGGTGCTACTCAAAATCGGGGGGACGTCGCATATAAGTCGGCTGAGGTCCACACGATTAAGCCGCGTATTCCGTGGAAAGTGTTGGCGTTGCCGGGATTGGTCATCCTTGCCATCGCGCTTGGATGGCTCGCCTACACGATGCTCAAGCCCAGCGCGATGGCCGCAAAACTTGGAGATAAGGGGACGCAATCGGCGTCAGCCGATGCGGCCCCTGGCGGGTCAGCGAACTCCGCACGGCGTGATGGTCCGCGATGGGAATCTCCCACCGAATATGCCAAGCAACACCTTCCCCGGTTCGGCACGATGCCGTGGACTGCGCCGGTGTTCGATGACCGCAGCATCACCGCCGATCCGATGTTGATCTGTATGTCCTCGCTCGCGGGCACGGACGCGCAAGGCAAGCACAAGGAAGCCTCCTGCACGTGCATGACAGAGCAGGGCACGGCCTACGACCTCGACCAGCCGCAGTGCCGGACCATTGCCAAGCGCGGGCCGGTCTACAACCCGTATCGCCAGCAGCACGAGAACGAGCAACAGCCCGCCCAGCAGCAACAGGTGGTGCAGGGTGGGGCGGCTGCGTCTGGGCTCAATGGCATCGCCGTGCAGCGCTCTACGCGCACGCAGGGCAGCTTTCCTGAGTCGAAGGGCTACAGCACGAAGACCACCACGCCTTCCACCACGTTGGAGATGTGACATGACCAGCAGCTGCCGCGAGGCGTTGAAGTGGATTGCGCTGGTGTTGATGACCGGCGATCACGTGGCGAAGGTGTTTTTCGGCGGCTATGTGCCGGTGCTATCCGAACTGGGGCGGATCGCGTTCCCGGTGTTCGCGCTGGTCATGGCGTACAACCTTGCTCAGCCACGGGCCGATTATGCGAAATCGGTGCTGCGCCTTGCCGGCTGGGGGCTGCTGGCGCAGCCATTCCACGCCTGGGCGTTCGGGTACTGGCTGTCGCTCAACGTCCTGCTGACGTTCGCGCTCGCAGCTCTGCTCGTTTGGACGGTCCACGCGCGGCACTGGCTCTATGCCGCTGTTTGCGGCGTTGTTCTGCCGCTGGTGGTCGATTATCAGTGGGCGGGCGTGTGGCTCGTTCTGGCAGGCTGGTCGTGTTTCCGGCAGCAGCGTGGACTTGCTGCCGTCTTTGGCAGCTACTCGTTCGCGCGCGATGGCCGGATACAGTTGTTCGTGCCGTTTGGCATTTGGGCCTGCATGGCCGCGCTGTGCTGGTACAACGGCAATCTGTGGGCGCTGGGCGCGCTCCCGGTGCTGGCCCTCGGCTACGTCTGGTGGCCACTGCCGCGCCTGCGGTGGGCGTTCTACGGCTATTACGTTGGCCACCTCGGGTTGCTGGTGCTCATCGCGTCGTTGCCTGCGTTTCAGCAGCACGTCTCGTAGGTAGATGACGTTGTTCCCTGCAGAAGTTCGACTCCCCGGAACCCTTGTGGCAGTAGGCGTTTCAGGATTTGCCGATCGAGCATTTCGCTCGGTGGCCATCATCAGCGACCACTCGCGAGCGATGCAGCAGGTTAGCGACCAGAAGCGCATGTCGCACGGCTCGATGGTCTTGCCTTCAGGCGTAAAGAAGTGGTGGCCCTGGAAACCAAAACCGGCCCAAGGGCCGGCAAGGTCTACGCGCTCGTAGGTGTCGATCACGCTGCGATTTCCGTATCAGAAGGACCACGAGACGGTAGCAGCGAGGTAAGCCAGAGCCACAGCGAGCGCGCCCGCGATTGCACCGCACGCCACGCCTTTTCGCATAATGTATATTATGTAAGATCCCGGGGTGCTGGGTCAGGTTGGGACATGATCATGGCAAATTCCTGACGAATTTCTTAGCCCTTTCAGCATCTTGCATTCGATTGGTTGCGGTCTGTTCGCCGGTCTCTTCTGGGGTCGGGTTGACAGTTGATGACAGTAATACGTGCTTATTGTTCGATCTCGGAGCCTGCGCTACGCGAGCGGTTCGTGTGGTTCCTCCAGATCACTGGGCGCTCGCCTGAGACCGCGAAGTCGTATTTGCGCGCGCTTGCGCGGTTTGATCGCTTTGCGACCGACAATCCCGTGGATCGCAGCGGCATCGATGTGGTCCATCGTTACGTTGGGCTGCGGCGCGACCAGGTGCGGCCGGCTACGGTCAACATTGAAATCAACGCGCTGCGTTGCTGGTTTCGCTGGGTTGCGCAGAACCAGCCAGACGCCTGGCAGCCGAGCAGCTTGCCACGCTGCCGCCGTGTTCCTGTCCGCCGCGTGTGGGCGCTTACCGATGCCGAGGTCGGCATGCTGCTGGCGGCGCCCGACCTGACCACATACGTGGGCTTTCGCGACCACGTCATCATGGCCACCTTGTACCAATGCGGCCTGCGTGCTGGTGAGTTGGCGAAGCTGCAGGTTGGCAGCATTCTTCCCGACGGCTTCTTGATCGTGTTCGGCAAGGGCAACAAAGAGCGGCTGGTGCCGATCGGTGAGCACTGCTTGGGGTTGCTCCACACCTACCTGCGCGAACGCGGAAAGCTGCGCCCTGGAAAGAAGAATGCGCTGTTTCTGACGGTGCAGGGTCACCCATTGCGCGATGCGCGCAGCGTGTGGGTAATCGTCCGCAAATACGCCAAGGCGCTGGGCTATGGCCACGGCGGCGCCGTGGCGGCGCTCGACGCAACCATCTCCACCAGGCCGTGGACCGGCCATTATCCGCACAGGCTGCGTACTGCATTTGCCACGGAGCTGCATCGACGCGGGGTGAACCTTGTGGCGTTGTCGCAATTGCTGGGCCATGCCAGCGTGGTCACTACCGCGCTGTACCTGGGTATCGATATGGGCCAGTTGCGCGACGCAGTCGCTCACCACCCGCGTGCCAACCGCGTGAGCGAGTGAATCAAAATGGCAGGTCATCGCCCCGCTCCTCTTCGCCGGGAAACGCTGGTGCCTTGGGCGCGGCTCGGCCTCGATGTTCGGGCTTGGTCTGTGCGTGCTCCTGGTCTGCGTGCAGCGTCAATCCTGCTGCGTTGACATGCACGAAGACCTTGCTGCGTGGCCGGCCGTCGTCGTTCCATCGCTCTGTGTGCTTGCGCCCCTGCACCGTGATCATTCGGCCCTTGCGTAGCTGACGCTCGGCGGTTTCTGCTGCCGCGCCGAACAGCTTGATGGCGAACCACTCGGTGTGTTCGCAACGTTCGCCACTGCGGTCGGTGTAGGTCTCGGTAACGGGGATCGATAGCTCGGCGACGAGCTTGCCGCCGGCCATCGCGCGGATGATCGGGTTCTCGCTCAGTAGCCCGGTGACGATGACCAGTTGGTAGCCGCTGCTCATGCAGCGGCCCTGTCGTACAGCTGGATCAGATCCGCCGCGTTAGCCCGAACGAACAGTTCGGCCATGTCGGGGCACACGCTGTTGCCGATCAACTTGACCTGATCAGTCTTGGTGATGGGCCTCCACTCGGACGCACCAGTTTCGTCATTGAAGAATAGCCCGCGGTTCAATATGTAGGTCGCCGGGAAGCCCTGCGCCCGCTTCAGCTCATCGGGCTGCAGCATGCGCAAGGTGATGTCTACCAACACATAGCCACCCACCAGCACCAGGTCTGCAGGCTCGGCGAAGTGTTTCGGCAAGTGCTTGTGCAAGAACGCGGCGCAGCGCTTCGCCTTGGCCATCTGGTCGGGCTGCAGAATGTCGGCCGCAAACTGGACCACCTGCACAAGCCCCATGCGGCCCTTGGTGGGTAGCGTATGCATCGGCTCGTCCACGCCCTGCCACTGCCCGCCTTCCCCGTAATACTTCACCAGGTAGGCGCTCACCAGCTGTTGCTGGCTGCCGCTGCTGGTCACCGTGGACATCGGCGCACCCAGGCTACGCCCACCGCCTTCGTAAAAGCCGGCATTCGCCTGTTCAAGAAAGCCAGCTATCATCGCGTGCTTGTTCGTGCCGACGACGGTGCCCAACGGGGCTTCGACGGCTTGCGCCCTCGCCTGCTGCCCTGGGCGTTCGCCGTAGCCGATCGTCATTAGATGCGCGGCGACAAGCGCCTGCTCGCCTCGGTTGGCTCCCGTGACCGTTCGAATTGGCTCGTCGCATGCATGCCCTGCCCGCTCACCGTGATGAGTCAGGTGGGTAAGGTGCGCCGCCGCCATCGCGAAATGCCCGCCCTTGACCTGTGCCACCTGCGTGCGCAGCGGCTCGGCAACATCGAACGTGCGCTGTGTGCTTGCATTGGCATATTCGGTCAGGAACGGCGCCAGTTTCATGCCTGCCACCGCGTGTCCGCCCGAGCCTGTCACTGTGCCCAGCGGTAACGTGATATCACGGCTGCCGTGGCCCCAGCGCTGCACGCCACCGGGCTTGCCTTCCCCGTGTGCCGCCTGGATCATCACCGGGGCGCAGAGTCCGTGATGCGTCCCGCCACCGGTGATGGTCGACAATGGCTGTGCGATCTCATGAGTGGCTTGGTGCCCTGGAGTCGTTCCGCGCAGCGGCACGATAAACGGCTGCGCCTTCGTCAACACATGCCGCCAGCAGCCCTTCGCGATCCGCCGTTCGCTGTTCGCCGCCAGTGGTTTTTCGCGATCGAAGATGCTGCGGCCGAGGTCATCGAAATTGATGCACTCGGCGGCCATGCGCCAGCGCTTGGCTTGCGTGGTCGCGTCACGCAAGTGCGTGACTTCCGGGAAGACAATCGGCCGGCCATCACAGCGGGCAACGCCGTATAAGCGCTTGCGGATAGTGGGCACACCATGATTGGCAGCGACCAACTCGCGCCAGTCGACTTTGTAGCCCAGGCCGCGCACCAGGGCATCCAGTGGCACGTGCTGGCCGATCTCGCGCAAGATCTCCGGCATGTCCGGGTGGTCCGCTGGCAGGCCGGCACCCAGCACGGCAATAAAGGCCTTGAAGGTACGGCCGCGCTCGGCCTTGATCGGCTGGTGTTGATCATCCAGTGGACCCCAATCGCAAAATTCCTCGACGTTTTCCCAGAATATCAAGCGCGGCCGCGTGGCGTAGGCCCAGCGCACGATGATCCAGGCGAGCCCGCGAATCCTGACGTTACGCGGTTTGCCGCCCTTGGCCTTAGAGTGATGCCGGCAATCGGGCGACGCCCATAGGATGCCGACGGGACGCCCGCGCGTGGCGATGTAAGGGTCAACCTCGAACACGTCGGCCACGTAGTGCTCGGTGTCGGGGTGATTGGCGCGGTGCGCGGCGATCGCAATCGGGTTGTGGTTCACGGCGACATCGGGGTGCCTGTATGCGCGCGCGATGCCAAGGCTCGCGCCGCCGCCACCGGCGAACAGATCCACCACCAGTTCCTTCGCGAAATTCAGCGAAAAATTCCCGTCAGCCATGTTGAAGTCCTTCTAATTCTTGTGGGGTCGCGCTGCCGCAGGTGGATAGATAGGTTTCTGCCTCGTGCCGGTTTATGCCGCATGTGCGCATGAGGTGTGCTGCACGCGAGTCGAACGCGCCGCACTGGATCTGGTCGGCTTGGCGGCGCAGCTCTGGGATCTGCCGTGGCTGCACCTTCAAGGCATGCGCGAGTGCGCGATCAGAGAACACGCTGTGATCCGGGGCAATCGCGTGCAACTCGGTTCCGGTTATGATCGCCGTCATGCCGCCCTCCCCTGCGCTTTGCGCGGTGCGTCAGGTAACGCACGCAGGCGTGCCAACAATGCTTCATGTTGGCCCCGCGTCAGGTTCAGTGTGCTGGTGGCGCCAACTGCCTGGAGGTGCAGGCGGTACGTCGGTTCGTCCAGGCCCTTCGTGCCATGCGCGTAGCGCCGCAGTGCTTTGACCAAGGGCTTGCTGATATGGAAATCACGGTCAGCCATTGCGCACCTCGCCTGCAGGCCTGGCCTGCTGCTCAATGAGGTTGCTCACCGCCCACTGACGCATGCGGGCCCATCGCGATTCCGGTGTTTCGTTCCACAAGGATGCTTCGTCGTTCATGTAGACCACCTCCTGCGCCAGTTGCTCTGCGATGTTCAGTCGTGCAGCGGCGCGATCAGCCATGAAGTCGTAATCAGTGCCTCCGTTTGGCCCTTGGTCCAAATCTGTCCCACGCAGATGCGCCACCGCGCCTAGCGCGCAAAAACAACCATCCTGCTCGACAGTGTGGGCGATCAACTTCCTTTCGGGCAGCGCATCCAGGGCGGCGATCAAGTCCCGTAGCAGCGCCTGACCGCGCTTGCCACGCATGGACGATGCCACCTGCGCGCGCCAACGCCCCAGGGCCAATGGATCGTCAATGTCATCGCTATATCCAGAGCGGCTCACGCATCACCATCCTTCGCCGCAGCAGGCTGGACCTGCTGGTCGATGATCTGCAGCACATCTGCCAGCACCAAATCGGGATCTGTCTCTTCGGCGGGAATTCGCATGCATCCGTGTCCTGACGTGATGCGCCTGATCGCAGCCTCGATTCGTGGGCGCATGGCTGCCAAGTCCTTCGCCGCTGCCGGCTGGTGTTCCGAGCAAACCGCATCCATATGGTCATGGCATGCACACGGCGGCCGCGACATTTCAGCCGCTGCGGGCTGGGGGTGGGTGGCGAGGGCGCGGCGTAGGTTGGCCAGCGGAGTTTGCAACTCGCTCGCCGCATGCTTGTTGTAGTAGAAGCAACCGTCATCCCACACCCCGTTTTTCTCGACGGCATCGGCGAGCGCTGCTGCTTCGCGCAGCACATCCACCGGCACAGCAGCAGGGGCGGGCTGTCCCGCGTAGATGCCAGTCCCATCAGGGAAGCTGCCCCTGGTAAACCCTGGGTTCCAGGAAAATCCCGAAGGGCTGTGCGTGTCGATGACTCCAATCTTGGTCGAGCCAAACGTCGCAGGCGCGGGCGGGACGGTGTAGAGCGCGAGCGAATACCGCCCATGGTCGAATCCAAGCGATGATTTGCATGACGCGGGGACAAAGTGGCCGCGCCCTGGGTCGCCATAGTGAGACGGCTCCTGCCCGATTGGCTGGAGGGCGGCGAGCGCAGCTTTCGCGTGGTTTAGCGCATGTTCGAAGTTGTCCATGCAATCCGCGCCGTTGGTTTGAACCACACGGCTTTGCAGGTACCCGCCTGCCTTCACCAACTCCAGAAGTTGAACGCGCAGATCGCTATCTGCCTGGCCAGAAATTCCCGCACTGGGTTGCACTGTGGTTTTCGATTCAGACATGGCGCGCCCCTCGTGGTTGCTCTTCGTCGTGTAAAACCGCAACTGCATCGCGGACGCTGACTGCGATCAATGCGTCAGATCCAACCGCACGCAGATCGCTCAACTGGATGGCATTGATGCATGCCAGGTGGTCAGCCGCTGCCGATCGCAAGCGGCGCGCCCACTGCTTGAGCAGGCGCGCTTCGGCGAGCGTGCCCGCGCGAAACGCCTGGTTCGCAACCTCTGTCGCCAGGGCGGCCAGATCCATGCCGGCAGCGTCGGCGCGCTCGGCCAATTCGTGCAGGCTGGGGCGCAGTGCATTGCGGCCGATGGCGTTGCCGGCGACGAAGCCGATGCCGCCGGTGGTTAGGGCCGTGATCAAAATGCTGATGATGGTGATCATGCGGCCATGACTCCCCTGCCCGGCAACTCAGGCAGCAAGGTGCGTTGCTGATCGGTGAGCCGGTATTGCGCGACACGGCAGTCATCACCGTCGCGGTTCGGTACCGTGATGGGTGTGCTAGCGATGTTGAAGCCCTGGTTGCGCAGGTCGTGGACCCGCGCGCTTGCGCGCGCAATGCCTAGCTCCATCCAGATCTCGACCGCGGTCATCGGCTTTTGCTTCAGTGCGGCGAGTAGCTTGGTGTTCTGATCCTCGTGCATGGCGGCGACCTCACAGAGTGAAAGGCATGACGACGTGGGCGATCTCGTCGGGCGATACGTCGAGGGGCTGGACCAGCGCCGCGCCCTTGACCTCGCGGGCGAGGTGCAGCACAACCTGGTCCGTGCGGATGGCGCTGAGGATCTGCTGCAGCTGGCGCGGGTGCAGGCCCACGCGGATCGCTCCGGAGTGCTCGAGCGCGGCGCCGGCCTCGGTCAGGTGCTCCACGTTCTCGCCTGCCTTGTCGGTCATCACCACCGCGTCGGGTAGCAACTCCAGCGCGATGCAGTGGTTGATGCCCTTCTCCCCGCCCCAGGCCGAAAAGGGAACGAAGCGCCGCAATGCCTCGATCATAGCTTTGCGGTCGAAGCGCACGCGCGCCGCGGCCGCTGCCGGATCTGGCACCAGCTTCTCGATGTCCAAAACCACCTGGGTTTCGACCATGCGCACGATCAGGCACATCGCCGCGCTCTCGATGCGCAGCGCCAACACATGCGCCACGCCCGCCGCCCGCCCCACACTGATGATTGCCTCCGGCTGCCCAAGTGCATCGGAGATGCGGCCCAGCTGATAGACCGGAAGGGAAAACTTCGGCCCCGTGTAGTTGATCGCCCGGCGCGCCATCAGCTTGCCGTCGGTCGCCCAGACCTTGCCGGTTTCGACGAAGACGACGCGGCAGTAGGAGCGCACGTCCTTGTCGTCCGGCGCGTGCTGCACGTGCGACACGGCCTCGGCGAGCATGGTGGCCGGCAGATCGATGGGCTCCCATTTCATCTGCTCGGCATCGGGGAGTGCAGACGGGTCGGGATGGGTACCTACGCGATAGCGGGAGCGGCCGCGCACCACTTGCCCGTCGGCGCGCAAGTCCAGATTGCCGCCGCCGGCCGCAATGGTGCGCAGAGTGCTTTCGTGCAACAACAACTGCCCTTCGTCCTGCACCTCTGCCTCGATGGTCATGCGGGTGTAGACCTGGGTGTCGGTGGTCTCGATCTGCACCTCGCCATTGCCCGCCGTGATGCGAGCGAACTGAAGCAGTTCAAGGGTGCTTTTTGCCGGGGCTGCGCTGTGCTTGAGCGCATCCGCCAGCTGAGTTGAATTGACGGTGGCGCGCATCAGACAGTCTCCGGAATCAAGGGGGCCTGGGTCGGTGCAGGCAAGTTGGCGAGGTATTCGGACAGAATGGAATTGGCCCAGAGCCGCGTGCGTTCGACGGAGCTCAGCAAGCTGCTATCCAATTCGTGATCGACCTCGGCGCGCTGCAGAACGTTGCCGTTGAGATCGACGATGAGGCGGACGCTGTCGTTGACGAACTGCATGTCGGCGTCGTCGTCGCACGCCTCTCCATAAGCGAAGCGGCGAAGCCGGCCGCCCTCCCAGATACCGAACAAAAGCTCATAGGTACCGTTGAAGGTCATGCGCTCTTGGCATGCGAGCTCCATGGCGTCAGCCAGCTCCCAGTCGCCGCGCTGTGCCCGCGCGATCGCATCGCGCTGCATGGTGGTCATCATTGTGCAGCCCTCCGGAGACGGATGACGTTGTCGATCGGTAACTGTTGCTGCGGGCTGGTCTTGGGGCTCGGCCGGCCCTGTTGGCGGCACCACTCCCGCAGCGCGTCGTCGAATGCGCCGTGCTTGGTGCTGGCGCTACATGCGCACTCCACGAGATGGCCGCCACCGGCCTGCAGCGAGCGCTGGTCGTGGATGTGACGGGCGGTGTGGCCATTGCGGCAGGGCGGCAGCGGCATGGTGTGGCTGATCATGCGTTGCATGGCAGTTCCCCCAGTGGTGCCAACGTGCGGATGGCAGCGCGCTGCACCTCCGCGGCATGGGCGCCATATACGTTGACGGTGGTGGACTTGTGCTTGTGGCGTGCGTGCGCGGCGCCGGCGTCCAGGCCTGCACGCTCCACCACTTCGCCCAGCCGGCGGTGCCGCAGCATGTGCGGGTGCAATCCATGCATGCCGGCCACCCTGCCCCGCTCGCGGACCATCAGGTAGACGGACTGCCGCGACAGGCGCCGACCTGTGGCGTTGACGAACAACGCGGCCTCACCGGGCAATGCCATCTTGTCGCGTGTACGTCGCCATGCCTGCACGGCGCGCACGGTGACTGGCTCGATGCCGACCACTTCGAAGTCGTCATCCTCGCCGCCTTTGGGCCGCACATACACGCGCTGGCTTTCTTCCAGGACAGTGAAGCCGTTTCGCGACACCGGGGCATCGTCCAACAGCGCCACCTCGCTGGCGCGCAGGGCACCGTCGAGCATCAGCAACAGCATGGCGCGGTCGCGGATGTCGACCGGTGCGCGCTCACCGATGCCGGCAATCATTGCCTTGAGCGGCTCCAGCTCCGGTGCCACCACGGTGCGTTGGCGGAACTTGATGCGCACGTCGCGGGTGGCGTCGTGCTGCATCAGCCCCTGCATGCGACACCACGAAATGAAGGTGCGCACGGCGGCAAGCCGGCGGGCGGCGGTGCGGCGTGCCCACTTCATGTGGCGCATGCCATCGTCCAGCCATAGGTTCACCAAGCGCTCGCTGACAAGCTGCACCAGCGTCACGTCGAAGCGGCCGAGAAAGGACACCAGCATGGTGAGGTCGGCGCGGTAGGCGGCGATGGTGTTGGCGCTGGTGCCGCGCAGACGGCGGTGGTCCAGAAAGTCCGGGATGAGGGTGCTGAGGTCGCCGGGGATGGTGTCAGCCATTGCAGCCTCCCAGAACGCCGCGCTCGGCGTTGCGCAGAGCGCGCGCTATCTTCGGCGCCCACCATGCCGGCCGACCGATGATCGTGCCCTTCGGCATTTCGCGCTCAAGCCACTCGACAAACAGATCGGGCACGCCAGTCTGCGCAACTGCTGCTATGGGTTCGCCACGCTGCTGCAGGAACATGCAGAAGTTCGCCACATCAACCGGGTCGCCTTTGTCGACATTAGCGCGCAGCATGTCCGATAGCTGCTGGCCCGTGCATTGCTGCCGATCCTTCCAGCCACCGCGGCCCTTCTCGCGCACCCGTCGCAGCTTCAACTTCATCGCGGCGGCCAACTCGTCAACGGCCACGTCATCTGGGTGACGGCACGCAAGCGCGTTGTGGAATTCATCACCGGTCATTGGTCGCACGAACCATGCCTGCGGGCCATCCTCGGAATCAGCGATCGCGGCAAGCAGCCAGCCGTCGCCCTCAGGGCTGTCCGGTTGCCAAGAGCGCATGGCAGCCCAGTAGGAGTCGCCGCCTTCTTCAATGGCTTCGTCCGAGAAAGCTTCGGTGCTATCGCCCATGATGATGTGGGCCACGTAACCCTGGGCATGCAGCAGCGGCAGCAGCGTGTCTTCACTCTCGTTCGGCCACGATGGCAGATCGGGGTGGTAGAAGGTGCCGTCCTCGGCGCGATCAATGCGGTCTGACGAATAGCGGTTATTGATCTCCATGGCTCAACCCCCCGCCTTGCTAAAGTGCAGTGCCTGCTCCAGCAGCAGGAATAATCGCCGCACTTCGCATGCCATCAGGTTGAAGCGCGCATCCAGCTCGGCGCGCACGCCATTGGCATCGTCGTAGTCCAGCTTGTCGATCGCGCCATCGAGAAAGCGCAGGCGACGGATGACCAAGTCGTCACCCAGAACAAAGGCGACGTGGTCATCCAGCACTAGCTCCAGGCGCGTCACCTGCTTGCCAGCTTCCAGGTGCTTGCTCACCTCGTCGCTGCGCAACTCCTGGTGATTGCAACGCACGCGTGCGCCGCCCTCGATGGGGTCGCGCAACTCGCAGTCCTCGCCCAGGCTCAAGCCTGCCGGCAGCGGCCCGCCGGCCAACCAAGCGGTGAGCACTGCGCGTGGCGCCACTTCGGCATTGAGCGGCAGCGCCGGAAACGAGCCAAGCGCACCCCGCAGCTCGCTGCAGACAGCATCGGCGGTCTTGCGGCTGCTGCTGTCTACTGCGATGAAGCCGTGCTGCATGTCCAAGAACGCATCGGTGCGCTGTTCGCGCACGAACGCCTTGGGCAGCAGTTCGTGGACCACGTCGTCCTTGATGCGCTTGCGCGCACGGCCGCCGGGGCGCTGGCCCTCGCGCTGCTCGATCTCGGCAACCTTGGCTTCGACGGCATTGTTGACCACCGAGCCGGGTAATAGTTTGTCTTGACCGCCAACGCTGACCCAAGCGAATTCGCCATGGATGACTGCGAACGTTTCAGCCTGGTCACCGTCGCGGCCATATGGTGGAACAAAGCCGCGCGAGGACAGTTCCAGCGGGCCGACCGGCTTCAAGCGCTTTTCGTCCAGCCGAGCACTCAGCGAGTAGTCGGCCGGCCCGGCCCCCATATCGATGCGCGGGTCGGCGGCGAAGGCGCGGTACAGGTCCGAATCGACGGCCCAAGGGAAGCGGTAGAAGGTGAGGTTGCGAAAGAACATGGCTCAGGCCTCCTCTGCGATGATTTTTTGCGCCTGCAGCAGGCGTGGCACGGTCTGGCCGTCATCGTCTGCACGGTTGATCGCCTCGGCCAGGGTGTAGCCCATGCCCTTCAGCCAGCCGGGCTTGTTGAGGACGATGGCCGCAGCCAGGGATTCGCCGGTGGACAGTGGCCCCGTTCCCCGCAGCTTTTTGGCGGTGCGCGCGACGCGCACGATGTGGTTAAGTTCCATCGCTCAGGCCCTCCCGCACTGTAGATCGACGGTGACGAAGCCGGCTCGGCGGGCGGCGAAACGGTTGCCGCGCGTGGCGCGGTATTCGGCCTCAGCGGCGTCCATGGCGGGCGCCGGGTTGACGCCATGGCGGCGCGCATCGTGTGCGGCATGGCGCCGTACGAGCAGCCGGTAGCTGACGACGGGGTATGCCGCAGCTTGCGGCGGCCTGGCGGTTGTGGTGCACTTGTCCACGATCTTTCCTCCTACGGGTTTGATCACTGAAGCCATCGGCGTTCGTGCGCCGGTGGCTTCCTCGCTTGGGGCGGACCATGCCGCTGCCGAGTGCGGCAAGGTCCTGTGTTCGCCCGGTACGTCCTCGGCTCCGGGCTTCCTGGTGTGTTCTGGGCGCCGACTGGTCACAGACCGTCGGCGGCATTGAGGGCGCGGGCGGCATAGTCGGCGCGCTGCTCGGTGGGGAAGCGGCGCGCATTCAAGGACGGGGTGACTGCCTCGATGGGCTTTCCGACCGGTTTGCCATCCGCGTCCACCGACTCGAAACGGATCAAGCGCCAGCCAGGGCCGGCTGGAACGGCGGCAGGAAACCAGCGCGTCCAATTGATGGCGGCGGTACTCATCCCTGCACCGCCTTGAGCACGCGCGCCCGCTCGGTATGCGGCATGGCGTCGGCGATCTGCGCGGTGAGCGTGATGCAGGCGCTCTGCACGTCGTTGATCGCGTGCAACGCGTCGGCAAAATGCTGCTGATCCTCCGGGCCGATACGGTGGTTGTCTTCGAGCATCGGCACGATCGCTTGCACCGCGTCCGCGGCGCAGCGCATCAGCTCGCAGGGGGTGCCCACCTGCCCCACTACATCGGTGGCATGGGGTGGGCGCCGTGCGTACATCAAGCCCATGCGTGCCAGCAGGTCCGTCAACACGTCCGCACGTTGCTCCTGCGGCAGCGCCATCAGCAGCGCTTCTTCAATGTCCACCGGCATGCGGATCTCTCCGGACAGTAGGCGGCGCACCGTCTGGGTATTCAGACGAGCAGCCTTCTCGTGCTGGGCGGCGGTGCTGGCCACGTGGAAATCGACCACGCGATCGGCCACGTCCACACTGCTGTGGTAGTGCTCAACCACGGCGTGGGCGTACTCCTGCCACTGCATGCGCGACGTCACCACCGCTTGCATGATGAGCGCGCTCAATGCCTGGCTACGGGGTGCGTTGGATGTATTCATGCCCGAACCTCATTGAGTTGGCGGGTGTGCTGCAGGTGCTGTGCGTACGCCTGGTACAGCGCGGCTTGCGCGTTGAGTACCTGGTCGTGAACACGGGCATAACTCGCGAGCACGTCCCCGGTGATGGCATCGCGTGCCTGGCGTGTTGCCATGAAGCGGGCTTCTAGTACGCGTAACTCCGGCGTTGGCATCACCAGGGGTTCGCTCGTGGACACTTGGTCTGCATTGGTCATGGCTGCGCGGCCTCCGAAACCGCAGGTTCGTGTTCAGCGGGCAATGGCTGGATATGTTTCAGCCCGCCATGCGTATTGATGACCCGGGAAATGGAATGCTTCTGCCAGCGCCGGCCACCGGCAGGCGCCGGGATGCCGCGCGCCTCGAGCTCGGTGGAGATGCCTTGCAAGGAGAGCTGTTCGGCACCGTCATGCGGCCCGCGCAGCTGCACGATCAACTCGCGGTGCGGCCAAGTCTTGGGGTCTCGGTACAAATGCTGACCGACTACGCGTCCCAAGGCCTCATCCCAGCGACCACCCACTGCCACGCAGCCATAGGGCGTGGTCCCATACACCCTGCCCTGCTGTCGCAAGCCTTCCATCGTGGAGCGGGTGCGCTCGCGGATGGTGTCGCGCTCGTACTCGGCCACTGCCCAGAGCATGGTCAGCATCAGCCGCCCCGTGGGCGTGGTGGTGTCCACCAACTCGGTGATGCTGTGCAGGTTGACGCCGCGGCCATCGAGCTCGTCGCGCACGAAGTTGAGGCCGTGCTGCGCATTGCGAAACAGTCGGTCGAGCCGGAACACCACCACCACGTCGGCTTCGCCAGTGCGCAGGCGGTGCATCAGTTCCTTGCCGCCTGGGCGCTTGTGCAGCTGGACGCCAGCGCTGACACCCTCGTCGACCACGATATCGACCAGATGCAGCTCGCGCAGTGCGCACCACTGCCGGATGCGTTCGGGCTGCAGCGCAAGGCTATGCCCCTGCGCGGCCTGCTCGTCTGTGCTGACGCGCACGTAGCCGATGGCGCGGCGCACGGTGAGAGGCATGTCGATCATGCCGCCCTCCCCGGCCTGCGGTAGAGGTCGTCCAAGGTGATCTCCTTCTGAAAAAGGTCCACCAACTGCACCGCAAGATCCGGCACCGGCCTTGTGGTGTCGGACTCCCATTGCGCTACCGCGGCTTTTCCGACAGGCGGGTTGAGGCGGCTGCCCAGTTCCTGCTGCGACCACTTGCGGCGCTGCCGGGCAAGGCGGATCGGGTGAAGCTGAGGGGGGCGGGTCGTTTTCATCTTGACGCATAGTCTAGACCATCTATACCTAATGTCAAGACCATCTGAACCCCTGAAAGTTCAGCCCGTCTATACTTTGCAGGTGAGCACCATCGGCGCCCGGATGCGCGCGGCCCGCGAAGCTGCCAAGCTTTCGCAGTTGGATGTAGCAGCGGAACTTGGCGTGACGAAGGGGTCGTTGTCCGCCTGGGAGAACGACAAGAACTTCCCGCAGCTGCAGACCTTCATCCAGCTGTGTCAGCTCTATGGCACGTCGGCCGACGCGTTACTCTTCTCCGCAACCGCGGTGGCGGAGCCGCGCGCGCAATACAAGGTCGGCGAAGCTGCGGTGCTACAGCGCCTAGTCGATGGGCTCAGCGACGAGCAGCAGCGTGCACTTGTGGTGCTGCTGGGGAAGTAAGGACACAACGCAGATCCAAAGGGGGATCAGATGGCTTTGGTAAGTTGCCGCGAATGCGGCAAGCAGATCAGTGACCAGGCTTCGGCTTGCCCGCACTGCGGGTTTCCGATGGCGGACACTGCGTCAAGCACGTTGCCGCCACCCTTGGTTGCCCAGCCACCAACTCAGCCAGTGTCTGCTCCAGTGCCGCCGAAGAAGCGATCCGGCTGCGGCACGCTCATCCTTGTGGTCGTGGTGGGGTTGTTCTTGCTGATGCTGGTTGGCAGGTGTTCCTCACCATCCGATACAGCGAAGTCCGCGTCATCGTCGGCCAACAATAAATCTGCAACCACTTCAACTGCGGCCGCCACACCGCCTTTGAGCGCAGCGGAATTGCTTGCCAAGGCTCAAGATAAGGCACTAGCGACCAGTGTCCGCATCGAGAACATTGCCCTACTCAAAAGTGCACACCCCACATCGCCTGAAGCCGGCACGGCAACGCTGTTGCAAACGGATCTAGAGAAGCAATTGCATGCAGAGCAGAATCCCGTTGGCCTGCAGTGGCGTTACAGGATGAACACCGATGAGATGTCCGGTAACGCAACGCGTTCCGCATCGGTGGATAGCACCAACAGCTTTGAGTTCGACTTCCCATACACAGGTCGGCAGCATGCGACGTTGCAACTGCGTCGTCATCCGCGCTGGGGTAGCGATGTGATCCTCAGCATCGAGCGCGGGCAAATCTTGTGCAGCAGTTACAGCGAGTGCCCCGTGCGCGTGCGCTTTGACGACTCACCGGCAAAGGTCTATCACGGGACAGAGCCCGCAGATAACAGCAGCGATACGGTCTTCATTCCTGGCTACGATGGATTCGTCAAGAAGCTTTCAACGGCCAAGCGTGTTCGCATTGAGGTCAACGTTTATCAGCAAGGCGCAGTGATGGCCGAGTTCGATGTCACGGGATTCGATAGCAGCAAGTTGAAGAGCTCAAGGTGAGCTGCTAGTTTCTCAGCCCTTGCGATGCCTCTTCGCGCACACGCATACGACACGGCTGGCTGAATCGCCACTTGTCCACCTCGTCCTCATAGAGGCCTAGCAGCGCCTGCACCCAGGCGCTGCGCTCTGGCTCAGTGCTCGGTTGCGGCGCGATCGGTGCCGGTGGTTCCTGGTCGCACACTGCCTCGGATCTTGGCGTTAACCCGGTCGACGGCCTCGCCAGCCTCCCGCAGGAGGACAGGGTCAACATCACGGCAAGGGCCAGGCACCACGACAGTGCGGATACGTTCGATCGCGGCATGGGTGCTGCTCCGGTTTTCGTTGAGAGCGCCCGACACTGCGGCCCGCGCGCTTGCGCCGGCTGCGTCGATTGCAGTGTTGGTTTTGTTCTGATCGGCAACCTGGCTCGCAAACGCATTGCCGGCTTTCGCTCGCTGATCCAGTTGCCCGTAATGCTTGCCGAAAAAGAACGACCCGACGTTGGTGACTACGAACAGCAGGACCGCTGCGAGAATGGCGTAGACCCTCACAGCAGCGGCCCGCGTGCGAGGTCCATGATGATCTGCATCACGGCGCGGCGCTTCTCCGTGCTCTCGCCGTAGTAGCGATCCCAGTGGCAGGTCATCAGCTCCACGCCCACTGCATTCCAGTCGCCCCTGCGCATTGCGCTCCACAAGGGCGACCATTCGCGCATGCGCTCAGGCTCCAGGATATCGGCCAGGGCGTAGATGTATGGCAGGCGCGGCACCGCTTCGGGGTGCACCACAATCAGCTCGAAGATTCGCGCGCGCAGGCAAGCCTGCGCGGCCTGCACATCGTTGGTCAGCGCGAACTCGGCCACCTCTTCGGTCATGGCGCGGCGCTCGATCTGCCGTCCGTGGCCATGTCGCAGGATGCCCATCGAATCTTTCTTGGGAAATTTGTCGAACGTGAAGAGCGATTTGAGCAGCACCATGGTGCGCGCCATCGCTTCTGTTTCAACCGCTGCCAGTCGCTCGTCATCCAGGTCCGGCATCATTTGCATCCCCGCTCCACCGCTGCCATCCGCCGCTCAAGACTGTCCACCTCGCGATTACGCTGGCTGAGCAGCTGATCACGATGGCCGGCCGCCTCGCGCAAGCTCCGCACTTCCCCGCTCTGATTGACGTTCCAGACGCCGAATGCAACGAGCAGCCCGACCATGTATGTGTGGTCGACGCGCATCGAGAAGAAACGACGCTCTTCTGCAGGCTGGCTCACGGCGCCGATGCCTTGCGCAGGAACAGCGCCCATGCAGCGGCGGCTGCACGGTAGAAGAACGGTGCAGCAAAGCCAGCCACGATGCCCAGCAACATGCCGGGCATGGTTCCGGTGAGTGCCCACATCACCCCGAAGCCCACCACCAGCGCCACAAACTCCACCAGGAAGGTGCGCGCGTGCTTGGTGTGGTTGGCGCGGCTGTGCGGTAGCCAGCGTCGCAACATCGGTTGGGAGATAGTGGCCAGTGCCAATGCCAGTAGGAACGAGCCTGTTCCCAGTGGGACATCCTGTGTGATCTTGAACAGGAATAGCCACAGCGCTTGCGCGCCCTCGGCGAATGCGCTGCCATGCAACGCGATGAACGTTGCAAGCCCGGCCAAGGAGATACCTAGGCCATTCTTGATCTGTGCGTTCACTGCAGGGCCTGCACCGCGCCAAGCGCATTGCGATAGTTGTCCGGCCAGGTGTCCGGCTTGGGCTTTCCCGGGCGCCAGGTGCGTTTGTAGAGCGCCCATGCTGCCTGCTGGTCACCCAAATCGGGCAAGCGCTTCGGGTCAGTGAACAGCAGTAGACGTGCCAGAACAGACGCCAGGGTGTCACTGTGTTCCAGCGCGCTCCAGATCGCTTGCGGCTGGAAGGGAATGCCGAGCGCATCGCATGCCTGCGCCAGCCAGTAGCGGCTAGCCTCATGCAGGTACACGCCCCACACGCCGCCGCGGCTGGCCTTGGTGCCCTGCTCGAACTGCGCCAGCCCGCGTGCCGGCCCCTTGCGGTCGGGACGCCTGATGTCGATCACCTGCCAGCGATGCGCCAAGGCGCTTTCCTGCAGCATGATCGCCAGGATCATCACCAGCGCTTCGGGGCTGGTCATTCGCGGCGGGAGCAAGCGAAGCGCCGGCAAGATGATCTTGCGCGAGGCGTCGGCGGTCGAGATGGGTAATGGAAGCAATGGCGCATTCATAACGCGATTGCAGCGGGTAGCCACGTTGCCTGTCTGCTAGAGCAGGAGACGTAGTTAGGAAACTGCGGTTTCTTGAATCGGCTTGCCTCGGCATAGCTTAATTCCCGGCAAAGTCGAAGGAGACCATCCCGATGCGCTGCATCACCCTGTCGCTACTGCTTGTGATTACGCCCATCGTGGACGCAGAACAGCGCCAGATGTCGAGCCTCTTGAACGAAGCATCAGTCGAAGACGAGACACAGGACGCGTTCATCGCCCGCATAGCGCCGCTCGCCCGCGCCGCGTCCGTGAGCACCCGGTCTGTCGTGTGCGGCGAGATCCTGGGCGCCGGGCCTTACACGCTGACGCTCAAGACCGATGGGCGGCAGGATTGGTGCGAGGTTCGGAAGACGGCTGCGCCCTACGTGCTGGTCAACGGCATCGCCAAGGACGCGCGCGAAGACCACATCCCGGCCATCTATGCGCGCCGCCCCGGCTACCTGATCACGCCGTGGAGCATCAAGTTTCAGGACCGCAGTGGCGTGCGCAAGGTGGTTACGACCGGCCGCTGATGTAGAACAGCCGCGTGCTCAGGCTGCCGCCTGCTCCGCGGTCGCCAGGCTGGCGGCGATGGCGCTATCCGTTGCCGCCTTGATCAGCGCCTGGAGCTTCCAGCCGGCCAGCTCCTGCGGCGCCTCTGCGCCGGGATAGCGGATTGCGTAAGTCGGCGCGACCAGGTCAGCGATCGGCGCCGCCAGCACGCCGAGGGCGGTGCCGCGGTCCTCGACTTGGAACGTGACGGTGCCAGTGTCGTTGATCGGGTTCCAGATGATCGTGATGTGCTGCGCGAGCGGGTCTGCATCCGGGTCGGGTACCACCACGTTGGCGTCGTACGCCGCGCGCGTGGCGGCCTTGATGCCCAGCAGCAGGTGCACGCCTGGTTCCGTGACTGTCTCGCCAGGAACCTGGACGGACTGCCCAGTTGCCGGGTCGACTTCGGTGGTCGTCGGCGCGGTGACCTGGTAGCTGCGGCCGATCAGGTCGCTGATCTGGACGGTGAGCACCCGCAGGAAGAAACGCTCCAGCGTCTGCGTCCAGCCATCGGGGTGCGGCTTGGTGGTGATCTGCTCGAGATGGAATTCAACGGGGCCATCATTGGTGGCCGGGTCCCATCGGATCTCGATGCGGGGCGACACGATCTTGGTCTGCGTGCCGAAGGTGGTGTTTTCGCTGATGAGCATGTCAGTAGCCTGTAACGTCGAGGATAGGAGCGCGCACCCAGGCCTGGCCGTAGTTGCCAGGGGGCGGCTGAGGATTGTTGTTGGTACCGGTGCGTAGCTCTTGGGCTGTGTCGATGGCGGAGATGGATGCAACGTTGCCGTTGATGTTGACCACGCCCTTGCGCCACAAGATCTGCACCTGCCACTGCGGACCGCCGCCAACCAACCCACCGATGACCAACATGATGTTGCCGGTGGAGCCGGCCAGCGCGGCATATGTCCTGCCGGCCGGCAGCGTGATAGATCCGCCTTGGTTGGCATTGCCCTGCAGCAGCCCGCGCACGCGCATGTACTTGAGGGTGGCATCGAATACGACCTGATTGCTCGACGGGTTGCTCACGACGAAGTACTTCCGCTGCCCAAAGGTTGGCTCATCGAACACATAGGCCGTGAAGCTGCCGCCGGACGTCCACCCAGAGAAGGTGAAGGTATTGCCGCTCTGGGTTCGCTGGCCAAGCACTGCATTGCTCTCGCCCAGGAACGCCAGTGCTGGATTGGTGCCGGCCACTGTCAGGCTCCATGTCTTCAGCACGCCGCTCCCGCTGGGGGTGATGGTCTGCTTCGACGCCAGGGCCAGGTTCTTCCAATCCTCCGAGATCACCACGCGATTGGCACCCGCATTGATGCGAACAAACGCCACGTCAGAACCTCCCGTAGAACAACGTGCCGCCGGCACGGGCAGTCAACGTCGCCGAAGGCGATGACCAGGTGATCGTGTTGCCATCATCGGTGATGTAGGGGAGCAGCGCATTACCTGCCCCGCTGTCCGCGACGAACCAGTAGTACAGCTGGTTGGCGCTGCCAGTGATCGGCACCGCCACAGAGCCGTTGGCCCCGCTGGCGATACCGACCGCGCCCATGTGCTGAGTGAGCAGGTCCGAGTCGGGCTGATCGGTCACCTCCAGCAGGACCGCGTTGGTTGCCTCGTCCCGCACGCGTAGGAATGTCGTCATACGCCTGGCCCCATCGAGATCACCGCCACGCCGTTGGGCGCGTAGATGAATAGCTTCCCCCGATCTAGATCAATGCGTCCTTGCCCCGCATCCACGCCGATGAAGCGCACCTTGTCAAACGCAAAATCGATGGTTGCCGTCGTGCCGTTATTGACCGATCGCACACCAGCCACCCGATTATTGACATCCAACGCGAGAGTGCTCGATGCCTCGTAGCTGGCCACGCCGTTCTCGGCGGTCGTCAGCCGCACCCCCAGCGACTGCGTGGCTGTTGCCTGCAACCACTCCGCTGCCTCGTCGCTCCACAGCGTCGGCGTGAGCCCGCTTTCCAGCTTGCCGCGTCGGAAGCTGGCCGGCTGATTGGTGCCCTCCACCACCAGCGCGACACGTAGAGCCGTTGCGTTGGATGGGCTGTTGACGACCACGGATATCCGATTCCAGCCTGCCGCATTCGCAGGAAGCAGTGTCGTCGCGCCACCGATCACGCCAGAGGAATTGATGGCGCTGAGCGCGATTCGGACGTTACCCGCGGTCGAATTTCTGAAGGCATCGAATGCTAGCACCCAAGGGCCTGGACCCGCTGGGATGTCCTGATAGGCAGCATCACCACCAGATGTGGCTGCCATGGCGATGAAGTCGCCGAATGCGGCGTCGTGATAGACCGTGCTCGATGCGGGCGTCACCCAGTTGCTCTTGCCCGTCGCGAACGTCGGGTTCTTGAGCATGTTCGGGTTCGGATTGATCCGCGCCTGCACGCTGGTGATCGCCGTGCTGTTGCTCGTGGTCTGATTCCCGATCTGCGTCACCTGGGTCTGGATCGCCTGCACCGCCGTGGCATCGGCCTTGCCGGACAGCGCCGATTGCACGGTCCCAATCAGCTGCGACAGCGAGGAGATGTTGTTCTCGGCCTGCGTCAGGCGCGTGTTCATCGCCTGCACTGCCGAAGCATCCGCCTTGCCGGCAAGGCTGGACTGCACGCCGCTCACGTCCTGCGCGACGACCTGCAGCTCCTGCTCGATCTGCTGCACGTCCGTGGTGACCTGCTGCATCGCCACGCCGATCGCGCCCACCGCCTCGGCCAGGCTGGCGTACTGCCCGATGTAGGACCAGTACGCAGTGTCGGTGATCGCCGTGCCCACTGGCACATCCTGCTTGGCCACATACAGCCCACCGGCGTGCTTGACGATCGAGCCAGCCGGCCACGCTTGATCCACCCACTCCGGTGCCTCTACCAGCGCCTGCAGGTTGGCCAGATCCTGGGCCTGCTCCAGCAGCTGCTGGGCCAGCTCCTGATCGCGCTGCGCCGCCTCGAGGAATCCCTGCCGGATCTCCTCGGTGGTCTGGTCGATGGCCTGCTGCATTTCCTCCTGCAGCTCGCCCAGGTTCTTGCCGAGCGTCTTGGTGACGTACTTGGCCGCCACCGACAGCGTGCCGTTGGTGTTGCGCGCGCGGATGGCGAACGTCCACTTGCCGGAGGCCGGAATGGGCGAGTCGAATGCGCCGGTGTGGTAGCCGCTGTCGCCGACCGGCGTCATGGCGTCCCATGCCGGCATCGGCGCGCCCTGCTCCGGGGCCTTGGCGTAGCGGATCTCCGCGCCGGCCAGGTTGGCCGACTGGATTGTGTCGTTCCAAAAGCCCCAGGTGTAGCGACGGATGCCGCCGGAGATTTCCTCCACGTCGAACAGGTCGTAGTTCACCGGCGGCGCGTCGGCGCCGATGGTCGTGTAGATCAGCGAGGCGCCCACGCCCATCTGCCCCTCCGGGCCGAACGGGCGCACGTTGATGGTGTAGGTGCCGGCGCGCGGAATGCGCCACCGCGCCGTGCGGGTGCGCGTCTGTGCCACTTCCACCAGCTCACCGTTGCCGTCCGATGCCGAGGCATAGACCACCGCGTGATCGAAGGGGCCGCTGATATCGAAGGTGGCCACCAGATCCGTCGCAGTGACGTCGCCGGTGGTGATCTGGTCCTCGCTGATAGCCAGGTTGCTCACGATCGGGCGCGTGGCCAGCGATGAGCCGCTCTCCGGCGGCTGGTACACGCCCGTCTTGACGTAGGTCCAGAACTCCGGCGACTCCGGCACCACACTGATACTTGCGCCCTTCAGATCGCTCTCCGGCTCGATCGCCACGACGCGCACACGCAGGCCGGGCGTGGCCTTGAAGTCGTAGATCCACACAGTGTCGTGCGCCGGGTTGTCCTGCCAGCCACCCTGCACCATGGGGTCCGCGTAGCCCTCGCCCGGCAGCGGAGCGTCCTCTGGCCATTCCTCGACCAGCTGGATGGTGTCGGTCGCCTCCGTGAAGTTGCGCACACGGAACGTGCGGTAGACCGATTCGCCAGGGATGCGCAGGCCAATGAAGGCGCTGCGGGCATCTGGCGGCGGCACCGGTTCGTCCAGCGTCAGCGTGACCGTGCCCAGCAGCGGGCTGCGCTCGGCCGCCACGATCCGGCCACCGAAACCCCATTGCGTGAGGTCGTGGGAGATCGACAGCATCGACATGCGGCGATATGACAGGTACTGCAGATCCTGGGCGAAGCCGATGTCCTTGTACTGGTAGAGGCTCTGCGCGAGATGGTAGCGCGCCATCTCCGCCGCATGCGCCTCGCGAGTGATGCCCTCACCGGTCAGGCGCGCCGGATTGAGCATGGTTTCCACTCCCGGTGCCGGCACGCGGAGAGTCTCGACCTTGTTTGTGGTGCTGTCGAAATAGCTGTACTCAATGCCGTCGGCAGCGCTGGCCAGCGTGTAATCGACGCTGAAGCTGCCCTTCTTCATCTCGGCCATGTTGACCACGCCCGAGAGCGGCTGCTCATCGGCGGCCCATACCACCGACAGGCGCCCCCCGGCCCATGTCACCTGCCCCATGCCGGCCAGGGCGATCGCCTGCAGCACCTCTTCGTGGCTGCGCTCTTCCGTCAGCCAGTAGTCGTAGGTGTAGCCGTTCGCCTCGCAGTGCGCCATAAAGCCTTGCAACGACTCGACGTCGATCTCTTCATCGCTCTTGCCCATGCCGCCGACCAGCTTGCCGCTCTCGTCGTAATAGCCGCGGGCGTATTTGAGGATGTGGGCGCCGTTGTTGCTGGTTTCCTCCGTGACCCACGCGCCGTTGCGCCACAGCGGGATCGGCTCGGCTACAGCTTCGTAGCGGAGCTCGTCGGGCTGGCCGTTCAGCTGGCCGGTCGCCTTCATGATGACGGCATCGCGCGAGATGCCGGAATACGTTGCCGTGTCTGCCTGCACACTGCCCATCGTCGACCACTGGAAGTCATTGCGCTGGGTGTTGTCGCCGCTGTAGTTGCCCAAGCCGAGGATGCGCACGCGCACGTCGTACTGGCCCTTGGCCACATCTGCCGAAAGCGTCGCGCGCCTGCTGACGTCCAGCTTGTCGCCGGTGTAGGTCTGCGTGGCCAGCGTGGCCCAGATCCCAGTGCCCGCAGGCGCGTACTGGACCTGCACGGTCTCGGACACGTTGTACTTCTTGCCCGAAGTGCCCACGCCGCCCAGCACGTATTCCAGGTTGATGAGGATTCGCACCGTGTCTGCGCTGGTGGTGCGGGTCACGAAGTCGGCGGTATCCGGCAGCTCACCGCCCTCGACCGTGTCCACATTGCTGTACAGCGGGATAGTCTCTTCCGGCATCTGGCTGTAGCCGGAGTGATAGACGCTCACGCCTTCATAGCTCGACAACAGCGTATCGCCGTTGGAGAACGCCCCGACGCGGCCCACACCGATGCCCGGCGTCAGCACCATGCCGATGTACTGATCGTCGCCCTCGTACCACGAGTAGGTGGTGCTGGCGATGTCTGGCGCGATGCGCGTGCGGCCGAACAGAAGGCCCAGCGGCTCATAGGGCCGAGGGCGGTTGCGCGCTGCACCCAGGCTGTAGACCGTCCCCGCGTTGCTGGGGGATGTCGGGCTCTCGACCTTTGGCCCGAGCACCTTATTGATGACGATCGAACCGACCACAAACGCAGCCGTGTAGGCCACAGCTGCACCAGTGGTACCCAAGCCAGCCGCCCACGTCGCACCGGCGCCGCCGGTGAAGTAGATCAGCGCGGCCATCGCCACGATGTACAGGGCATTCCTACCGACAGCGCCACGCACCTCAATGACCTGGCCGTCCTTGGGATAGACGTACGGCCACAGGTGGCGCGGGACCACGCGGCCGCCGATCGACACCGTCCACTCGCCCTGGTCCAGATCGATCACGTGCCGATGCAGGAACTCGCACAGGCGCTCACCCGGCTGCAGGTCCATGGCAATGTGCCGCTGGCCTTCCAGCGTGACCGGGTGCGGCGTCAGCACCAGCTGGCCGTCACTCGCAGGCGTGGTCATCAGACCCATGTGTAATACCCCTCGATCCGTGCGCCGTAATCCGGCAGCTCGCGCACCCGGTGCAGCCAGCTGCTACCGAGCGCGCTGGTTGTGTGGAGCACCCAGCCCTCGTGGGCCAGGTGGAAGAAGACACCGACGTGCCCGGGCCGGCTCTGACCCTTGTCGAACATCAGCACCAGGTCGCCATCGACCGGTGCGGCCGTCGGCACCGCGTAGGCACGCGAGAGCTCGCCCAGCGCCACCTGCCCAGCAGCCCCGCGCGGTCGCCGCGCCGGCATCTGCACATTGCGGCCGAACAGCTCCCTCTGGACCTGCACCAGTAGATCGGCGCAGTCGTAGGTATCGGCGTCGTACGGGATGTTGAGGAACTGCTCAACCTCACTTGCCCGCATCAGAAGATCCCCGGCAGGGTGAAAGGGTTGGCGCGGAGCTTCACTGCCTGCTGGCGCATGAAGAAGTCCACGCCGATCTGCGCGGTGATCGACGGGCCAGCAGCGCGCACCTGTGTGAGCGGAAGGTAGAAGCGCCGAGCGATGACATCCGGCTGAGCGCGATCGGTGATCAGCACGCGGCACATCACCATCTCGTTGGGCTGCAGGTGCTCCAGGTCATCGGTGATGCCGCGACCGACGTTGTCCACTTCCAGCTGTGCACGCGGCGTCTGCCCGGCAGAATCCGTTGGCGGAGTGAAGCGGAACGGATACCCGATGTAGCTGTTGCCATTGCTTATCCAGTCCTGCGTGTCGTTCGCGATGCGCAGGACAGCGCCGAACGAGGGCGCCGTCATCTCCAGCAGCTCCAGCGGGCTGTCCGTGTCCGTCACCCGCTGGCGGCGCTCGATAAAGGTGCTCATCGCAGGTACTCGATTACCGTCTGCCGGGTTGCAGATGTGAACATTGGATTGCGCGGCTGCAACCGTCCAATAGCGCCACCCTTGATGCATGCCTTGATCGGCACGCCGGTGCGTGGGTGCAACATCGTGAAGTACCCGACCTTCTTAATCACATCGAAGTACCAGACATCGAATGCAGCCATGTCGGCCTTTGACCGAAACAGCAATGTGCACGACAACTCAACCATGTCGCGGGAGTTCAGGAGGCGTTGCTTCGGAACACCACGCTCCATTACCGTGCGCTCTACAGATGGCTGCGGCTCTTCACCAAAATCGCCTACCATGATTCCGACGTACGCTGGGAACTCAGCCATCAGCGCCGATCCTGCACGTTCAGACGTGATCTGGTCGCGGCATAAAGAGGGCCAGAACCAGCGCTCATATTGCCGGCAAGGCGCCCTTCGATCTGTTTGAACAGCACTTCGACATCGGTACCGCCAGTGCTGTTGCTCCGCGTCGTGACTTGCGGCTGGCTGGGCGCGCCAATGATGTTGACGTTAACCTGTGAGCCACCGCCACTACTCCCGCCCGCCGCTGCAGCACTGGCTGGGATGACGACACCGTCCGAACCTGGCATGAGGTAAGTGCGATTGCCTTGGCGCAGCAACTCGGGCCGGCCGCCTTCGGTCACTTCGTACATTCGATCGCGACTGACGCCGCCACCAACCGAACGCCCACCTCCAAAACCGAAAAGATTGCGCCCTGTGAACCCCTCCATATTGTTACCGAACCCGGTCGTGCTACCGGCGCCAGTGCCGCCGCCTGTGTAGTTCCCTGCGCCACCACCCAGGAGACTCATGCCTGTGTTGAACAGCCACTGGATGGCGCGGTCGGCAAAGAGATCCGCAGCCATGCGTTTCATTCGATCGATCCACCGCCCTGCTGCATCGCCGGCTTCGCCGAAGGAGAGAATGGCGTCCGAGGCGAAATCATGGGTCGCAGAACGTAAGTCGCCCAATACCGCCGCGCCTTCGCGTTGACGCTGCAACTGCTCCGTGGCCTGAACAATCGATTGCCCATATGCGCTGTTCGCATCCACGCCGGCCTGTTTCAGGCGGTTGTAAACCTCCAGCTGCTGTGCGTTGAGCAGCAACGCCTGCTGCTCTTCGCCGATGTCCTGCAGCACCTGGATGGCGCCGGCGTTCATCTGGTCACGCAACGCTTGCTGGCGCGCCGCGTATTGCTCTGTGGAGATCACCCCCGCATCCAGCAGCTCCTGTACCTTCGTCAACGCGTTCGCGTATTCCAATGCAGCCGAAGCACCGCCGCCGCGCAGCTGCGCGGCCATCTCCGCGGTGTCCTCAGCGAACTCACGCTGGAACTCGGCGATATCCCGGTCGCGGATCTGCTGCGCCAATGCACGCATGGATGCGGTGAATGCATCGATCTGCGCCGTTGGCACCTTGGCTTTTGCTGCTGTCTCGCTGCGTTCGGCCACCTCAAGCAGCCGCTTGTTGTATTCGTCGATGATGGGGTTGCCGATCTGCTCAAGCTCGGTGTGCCAGCTGCGTAGCGAATCCGACATCTCTGCAGTGGCACGCTTGATGCGCTCGGCCTGGCGGCTCGCTTCTTTCTCATCGACCAACGCCGGCACAGGGCGCCGCTTCTCGGTCAGCACTGGCGAGGCTTCCGGTGCAGCCTGCTGCTTGTAGCGAGAGGTGAGTTCGCGCTGGATGGCAACCCGCTCCGCCTCCAAACTCGCGAGTTGCTGCTCCCGAAATGTTGATTGGTTGTCGGTCAGCGGCAGCCCGAACACGTTGGACTTCCAGCGCTGCAGGTCGCTGCGCTCTGCCTGCACTTTGCCCATGCGCGCATTCAACGCATCGGTGCTGGCCTGCTGGGGATTGCTGCCACTTGCAAGGCCCTGCGCCTCACGCACCTTGGTATACCAAGCGGTCAATTGCGTGATTGCGCCGACCAACTCACTAGTGACCTGCGACACCAGCGTGATCACCTGGCCAAATGCAGCTTTAGTCTGCTCGCTCTGCAGTTCACCCGTCAGGCGATTGACCGCAGAGGCTGCACCGTCGAGGCTACCGCCCTCGCCGGTCGTGAGGTCATCCAGGCTATTGCGTAGCGCTGCAAGCGATCCGCCGAACGTGTTTCGGGCTGCCTGCGCAGCACCCTGGTAAGACTCATTGAGGATATCCAGAATGATCCCCTGCGCCTCTGCGGTGCGGCCGGACTGCTCCAGTGCCTTGATGCTGTCGCGCACGCTCTTGGTGAACGCCGCGCCGAAGCCCTGCTGTGCCAGCGCCCCCGCCGCCTTGGTAGGGGATTCAAGCGCGCGGCCCACGATCTCTGCAGAGCTCTCCACGCTGATGCCCAGGCGTGCGGCCTGGTCGATAGCCACCTGCAGCGCAGGCACAAAGTTACTGGTGACGACGCCGCTGTAAGACAGCAACCGGGTCTGAGCATTGGTGATGTCGCCACCGCTGAATGTACTGGCGCGGGCGATGTTGTCCGCCATTGCGGCCAATTGCTCGGCGCTGAAATTTGCATCCTGCCCTGTCGACTTGAGCACGGCGTTGAGCTGCGCCAACTCGCGTTCGGCGTTCATGGTGTTCCTGATCACCAGGGCCATGCCTGCAGCTACGACCCCGCTGGCGCCAGCAAGCGCGCCGCCCATGATGGTGGCGACCGAGTTGAGTCGATCGCCCAGCGAGCGCACAGCCGGCTCCGCATCGCGTGCTTGCTGTCTGATGCCGGCGATGTGAGCGCTGACCTTTCCGTCATCGCTCACCTCAAACCGCACATTGAAGGTGTTACCGCCCGCCATGTTTATCGTGCTCCCTCTGCCACCGCTCCACATTTGCCTGCACGTATGCCTGCTCGGCCACTTGCAACTGCGCCAGTAGCTGCGGCAGATCGGCACGCACCAAACCAAGCTCGCTCACACGTGCGCGCAACAGCACCATGCAGTCGGCGTATCGCAATCCAGTCGGCAGACCGCTGGGCGCGTACTGCCACTGCGAGCGGCACCAAAGAAATGCCAATGCTGCAGGCTCCGCTGCAGGCAGCAAGCGCGGCTGCGAGCAGTCCGAACACACCGTAGGACAGCTGCGACAAGCCTCGCTGGTGAAGCTGTCTCCGAACTCGTTGCCGACATCCCATAGCCGTTCTTCCTCATACCCGGGCGCGGCACCGGCGCGCCACCGCACCCAGGCGATCAGTTTTTTCTTACGCCCTCACGGCTCGTTTCGAAGAGCGCGCGTCGGATTGGCTGGAACAGATAAGCCATGGCCAGCAGCGCCTCGAGGTGCTCTTGCGAGAACGGCAACGGCTCGCCCTCCTCATCGGCAAAGCCACGCCAGTCGTGAGTGCGCCGGAGCACGTCTGCGCGGTCATCAAGGCGCACACGCTGCATGTCGTCGAAGGCACCCTGCAGCTCGGCAGGTTCGGTGCTGGTGGCGGCCTTTTCTAGGAAGGAAGCCGCCGTGCGCGTCATGACTTCACGGTCGCGGGCAGCCAGCTCGTCATCGGTATACAGGGTCATCAGCAGGTGCACGCGCACAAGCTCCGGCGTCTCGCCATCACCGCCAGGTAGATCCACCGGCACCCACACGCGCCCCAGGTTTGCGAATCGAAACATTCCGCCTTGCTCCTTGTCAGATTGTGGCGCGCTGGTTCTTCAGCACGGCTGTGACGCCCAGCTCACCCGTGGTGCGGTGCGCGACGAAATTGAAGGGCATCTTCAAACCGCGTGGCCCGCTGATTTCCGGAGCGGTCTGGTCGATGGTGGACAACGGGATGGTGATCACCAACGATTCGTTGCCAGCCGTGCCGGCGCCGGTGCCGCGAGTGAGCGACACCTGGATGGCCAGGTCCTGGTCGTTGAGCGCCTTGTTGAGCAGAACCGGCGTGTCGAACTGCGCCACGCCGTCGCCAGTGACGATGGCGAAGCCCTCCGGCAGGCCGTGGCGTTGGCCGCCGTTGTTGATACACCACAGGTCGCCGTCGAGGTCGTTGGACCAGGTAACGTTGAGCGACTCCAGGCACACCTCGGTGGTGCCGCCATCCAACACCAGCGCGAGGTTGCTCACGCCCCACGCGGCATGGCCGGGGTCGGTGGGCGTGGTGTCCAGCGAGGTGGCGATGGTGCCATCGGAGCTGGAACCCAGCAGGTCGATGGTGGCACTCGGAGTGCCCTGTGTCTGAAACTGGAACTGCGCCTGATTTACGCGGCAACCGCTGTAACGCATGTAGCGACCGGGCGCCGCGATCGCCGCACCGTAGTCCACCTCGAAGGTGATGCCGGCCGGCAGCGGATTGGCCAGGCTGAAGGTATGCGTATACGGCGACGCGCTGCCTGTGGTGGCCGGCGCGCCGATCAGGTGTTTCAGCCAGAACCCGATACTGCCGGGCGCCAAGCTCACGGTGGCTTGGCCAGCCACCTCGCGGCGGCCGAGCGTGCCACGCGCCTGCCCACGAAAACCGCTGAGCGTGGGGTCCTGCTCGCGCGCAGCACTCGGCTTCAGGGTAAAGGTCTGGATGTAGATCAGCTCGGCGTCGGGCGTCGCGGGAATCTCGTTGTAGGTGGTCTCGGTGACGGCGATGACGCGGCTCTTGGCGCCGGTGGCCTGTGCCATGGGATTACTCCTGCGCGGGTGCGATGGTGGCGCCGTCGCCCTGCCCGTCCACGCCGGTGGCGGGGCCGACGGGATCGGACAGGGCGGCGGCATTGAACTGTTCCAGCCACACAGCAGCGGTAGCCGCGTCTTCGGCGGTGGCGTACTGGAAGCGCTTGACGCTCACCAGGCGCAGGGCCTCGGCCGGCTCCACGCGGACAACCGTGCCCGGCTTGTGGGCGCCGATCTGGCGAATGCCGGAGTGGCTCTCGGTGGTGAAGAACACGCCGACCAGGGCGTCGGGGTCGGCTGCGGTCTTGGGGGGCATGTCAGGCGTCCCGGTAGATGGTGTGATGCACGCGGACCACGAAGGCGATCCAGTGCGTGGGCGCGCGGAATGCGCGGTCGTTGATCTCATTGGCGACGAAGGCCAGCTGGCAGGTATCGTCCAGCGACGGGTTACGCAGCAGTAGCTGCACCAGCGCCGCGGTGATGCCGTCGCGCTGGTCCACCGCTCGGGAAAAATCCTGCTGATGCCACACCAGCGAGATCTCGATATCGGTCAACCAATCCTGCTGCGTGCTGTTGACGATCAGGCCGGCCGGGTCGCCACCGCCATTGCTGGCGTCGGCACCGCGCGCGTCGCCCTTCTCGCTGATCCAGCAAGGGAAGTTTTCCTGGCCTATCTGCTCGAAGCGGCGGTTGCCCTTGATGACCTTGGGCACCACAGCCTGGCCACGCGAGCCGAGCGTCAGCGCCTGCAGCGCGGCGGACACGTCGGCGTCCTGCTCGAGCAGGCGGTGCAGCGCTTCGCGGGCGCCGGCGATCATGCGTTCACCGCCTGCCACCACGCGGCCTCAGCACGCTCCATGTCGAGCGCCTTGACCGCGTCCTCGAAGTACGGACGGCCGGGGATCGGCCGCGCGTCCTCATTGCCGTAGGGGAGGAAACCCTCATGGAGGGCGCGGGCATACTCGCGGTCGTTGCCGATCACCACGCTGTTGTCACCGATCTGCACCGCGAAGCCGCGCAGGAATGCGCCGGTGCGCGCGGGAATGGGGTATGCGCCAGGGGCTGCGCCGGCTGGGCCACGCGCGCGATCGGTGACCCCGGTCTCCATCTGCACAGCGATGTTCCGCAGCATTGCCTGCCGCGCAGCGTGCAGCGTGGACGCGACGACGTTAGGGCTAGGGAAATTGCCCAGGTTGAGGCGGAGCGTCAGCGCCATGCAGCACCTCCGCGCCACGGGCCACGCTCGGCGGCGGCGATGCCGATGGCCGTGCCGGCCGGCTCGCTGGGGTCGATCACCTGCTGGATGTAGATCTCGGAGAAAGCCGCCGCGCGCTCGGCCTGCGCTTCGTACTCGCGGCGGTTGGCGTGAACCATGTTGTCGAGGCTGGTGGCCGCGTTGCTGTCCACGAACGCGGCGCGCCGGCTCCACAGATGCGCCTTGGCCCAACACAGCTCGGCCGAGCGCAGCGACTCGCCCTGCGGCGTGTCCACTGCGATGGCGTCGTACTGCGCGCCGATGCGGCCGCGCGCCCAGCGTTCGGCACGCTGCAACAGGCGATCGACGTAGCCGCCGGGTTGTTCCCAGCTGGCCGCATCGTCGCCTGCTGGCGTGCCGAACTGCTCGGCGCGAAAGCCTGCATCGGTGATGTCCTGGATGGTCGCCTTGGCCGCCATGGCTGTGGGCGGGGCTTGCGCCCCGCCCTGCTCCGTCAGGCGAACAGCACGCGGCGCACCTGCGAGGTGTCCGCGATGGTAGCGTTGTACTGCATGGTGCCCACCCAGTCCTCGGCGCGCTTGTAGATGTCGCGGTTCTTCTCGATCTGCAGATCCATCCACACGCCGCGGGCGTTGCGGCGCTGCGGCAGCACCAGGTAGTAGCCGGCGTCGTTTGCGGGTACGTAGGTGGTGGCGATCACGCCAGCCACGGTGACCGCCAGCGGGATGCCGTTCTGGTAGCCGACGATCAGGCTGCCCTGCGTCGCCTCCAGCATGCGCAGGATGTAACCGCGCTTCTCCGGGCTGGTGACGATCCACAGCGGCGTGTTCGCGCTGACCGCGGTGCCCTTCAGCTGCTGCTGGCGGTAGATCGACGCCGCGGCTGCATTGAGGGTTTCCGTGCCCAGGTCATCGCCGGCGATGCGGGCGAAGTTGATGCCGGAGCCCAGCGCGGTGAACAGGCCGTAGTGCTGCTCGGCCTGATTCATCCACGCCTTGGCGCGGAACTCGGTGATGATCGCCTCGACGTTCCACCACTTGTTGTAGCGCAGCCAGTCGTCCAGCACGCCGGCGCCGGCGCTGTAGGTGACGTACTTCAGCGACACCTCGCTTTCGGTGGGCAGGCGCCAGATCTCGGTCTTTTCGCCCGGTGCGCGCTGCTTGAAGCTCACGCCGAACTCGCCGGTGGCAACCTCGAAGGCATCCTGGTTGCCACCGCGCATGTCCACCAGGCGGAAGAGGTTGGTCCAGCCGGTGTCGATCTCCTGCATGCCCGTGTGGAACCACTGGTCGATGCGCGCGGGGATGTCGCTGCTGACGATACTGTCAGCGCTGGTGGCGTACTTCACCCGCAAGGCGGCCTTGATGGCGTCCGCCGACAGCTTGGGGCCTTCGCGCATGGCGCTCTTGCCCACCAGGGTGACGGTGGAATCGTTGGCGGCCTTTCCGCCCATCAGATCCAGGCACATGCCCGGCAGCGACAGCTCCAGGTCGATGGCCTGCACCAGCGCCTTGCGCTGTTCCTCGCTCTGCGTCGGCAGGCGGGCCAGGTTGTTGAATTTGGCGACTGCGGTCATGTGTCGTGTCCTTGGAAGGCAGGGCCGCCGGTCAGGCGACGGTGTAGGCGTCGAACGCCACCAGCCCGCTCACCGCCGCAGCCGCGGCCTTGGGCTGCAGCGCGTGGCCGAACAGGGTGTTGTTGGTGGCGGTCTTGGTGAGGCGGGCATTGGTGGCGTCCCAGTACAGGGCGTCGTTCACCGCCCAGGCCACGCCGGTTTCGGCCGGGGCGTTGTCCACCTCGGTTTCGTAGACGAACGCGTTGCGCTCGTTGGCCGCGCGCGTGTTGATGGGGATCAGCGGTTTGCCGCCGATCACCACCGGCACACGGGCCGTGGTCGCAGCGGTGTGGGCGAAGCCGACGTTCTTGACCAGTTCGCTGGGCGAGGCAATGTTCAGTGCCATGGGGCGTTCTCCGAAGGGATACGAGGCGCGCTTACGCGAACGCCGGGTTGATGTTGCCACTGGCCGGATCGGGCGCACCGCCGCGGCCGCCGGTGGTCAGCGCCGGCATGCGGCCGCCCTTGCCCACGCGCTCGGCGTAGCGCTTGTGCAGCGATTCCAGGCGCTCGATGGAGTCGCCCGCGTACATGCCCTTGGCGAAGTTGACAGCCTCTTCGTCATCGCCCAGCAGACCCAGCTGACGCTCGGCGGCCACCACGTCGTCGATTAAGCTCTTACGGTAGGCGTCGGCGGACTTCACCGCTGCGCCCAGCAGTTCCGGCTTGTCGATCAGGTGAGCGTGGTCACCCAATGCTTTGCGCAGACCCAGCACGATATCGTGCGAAGCCTTGCTGGTGGCGTTCTCGGCTTCCAGGACCTGGATGCGGTCCTTGGCGGTGTTAAGTTCTTTCTGCAGGTCCACGTCGTCTTCCTCGGTTCGTTGTGCGCCCTTGACGGCGCGGGCGCCCGGCTGCGCGCCGAGCCAGACCAGCGACGCTTCCAGGGCCTCGCCGGGCCCTACCAGACGCCACGCATTGAGTTCATTGCCCTGCTCGTCCACCAGGCGCTCGTAGTCCTTGACCGTGCAGCCGATAGACACGTCGCCCACCACGCCTGCATCGATCTCCTCGAGCAGGTCGGCATTGCCGGCCGTGCGCACCAAGTAGGCATCGGCCATGAGCAGCACAGCGGTTTCCACGCCGGGCGGGAATTTCAACTCGGGCTCGCGCAGCAGCGTGCGGGCCTCGTCGAGCGACATGCGCTCCAGCTTCGCGGCAAACCAGCGCCCCTTGCCGGGACCACTGTCGCCATCCCATCCGCTGGGATGCTTGATGAAAAGGCCCTTGCCGGGCAGCGTGCGGGCAAAGTCGGCCAGCAGCGCCTCATCGAAGCATTCGCGGTCGCGGTCGATGGCGTTGTGCGCGATGGCGAACGTGCGCACATACAGCTTTTCCGCCGGCATGTCGGCCAGGGTGTACTGGCGGATGGCGGTGAGCTGGTCGGCGCTGGCGTCGCCAGCGGACTTGATCGCCAGGTGCAGCCGCTTGTGCTTCTGGGCGCTCACTTCTCGCGCACCGCCCGCACGGGCTTGATGTTGTGGCGGCGCCATTCCGCCTGCGGAATGGTCAGCGGTCCGTCGTAGACCTCGCGCTGCCAGTCGGGGGTGTCGGTAGCCGGCGTTTCGCCACGCCTGGCCACACCGATGACACGGCCGCTCCCATCCAGAGCAAGCGTGTTGTCGGCCTCGTACCCAGCCGCGGTCGCTCCCTCAACGCCGATCGCTATTTCGTCCAGCTTGCCTTCGCCCTCGGTGACGCGACTCGCCAGCGCGGTGATCGGCAAACGTGCGAATGCGTCATCGATGGCGGCCAGAGCCCCCTTACGGCCGCCATCCTTCTGCTCCCCTTCCAGCGCACGCAGCGCGGTCAGCTCCTCGGCGGTGAGGCCTTCCAGCCGATCGGACAACTCGGCCAACGGCAGGTTCTGGATCTCGGACAACTTGGGGTTCGGCTCGCTCACGGCATCCTCCATCGAAGCCCCGAAGGGCGCACGGAGCACCGGTTACTGGCGCTCAATGGGCAAAGGATTCCGTGGGGATGCGTGTCCTGTCTGCTAGATTAGGAAACACCAGACAACCAAGGAGCGGTAACAATGATGATTGCATTGAAACATTTGATTGCCAGCGCCCGTGAGATCGTCGCTCGTCTGCTTGATAAAGAAATGATCCTGGCTCTGAACGGAGCGCTCGATGCTATCGATAGCTACGCGGACGAAGACAATGCCATTTGGTTTATCGCGCTCATCAACATGATGATCTCTTCCGTTCATAGTGCGCTCGCAATGGAGCAGGAGGCAAAGCACATCCAGTCCACGAATGCCTCGGCATGGAGCGCGCACGTCACAGCTCTCCGCGCCTTTGTCGAGCTGGGCAATGTGCTCCGGGAACAGCTGGCCATCGATCATTCAAATCGCCAAGCCTCAGAGACTCTTACCGGATCATCGGCCAGTGATGTTCCGTCGCCCTTTAATAGAAAACGGAAGATGTAGGCGTTCAACTAAGCGCCCTGATTGAACACCTGCAGTTCGGATGACTATTCCGCATAGGCAGCGGCGCCTGCGGATCATCCAGCTGGTACGGGCCGTTGGCGGCCAGCGTCTCGCACAGGACGCAGCCGCCGGCGGTGATCCAGTCGTACTGCTGGAACCCGGCCTGCAGGTACATCTCGCGCTTGCCCTGCACCTGGGCGTCGGCTACCTCGGAGCGCGCCAGGCGCTCCCAGTTGCTGTTTCCGGCGCCGAACATGTCTTCCAGCGCCTCAGCTACGTGCACCGGGTTCTGGCCGTCGTACTGACCAGACGTTAGCGCGGACACGATGCGGCTGCTGTACTCGCGGGTGACGCCCTCACGCACCCGTGACAGGCCCTCGCGGCGGATCGCGCTGGTGACGCGGTTACGCGAGTCGGCGATCAGCTGCTGTACGCCGGGGTCGCTCCAGTCTAAGTCGATGTCTGCCCGCGCATTAATGACGCCGCGGTCGTAGGCATCGACCGTACCGGCGTTGAGCTCGGCCGCCATGCCGCCGATGGACGACTCGCCGGCCGAAACCAGTTGCGTCATCAACGACAGGTCGAAGCTCCACGCCGTGTCCGCCTTCACCGTATCCAGGCCTAGTAGTTTCACCACGTCGGCTTGCAGACGCTCCCACCGCGACAGCATGCGCGCGATAGTCCGCTGCTCAATCGCGGGCAACGCGGCATCAGGCTCGGCCCATGGCTCGGCGTCTTCGCCGCCGGCCTTGATATGCGTGCAGCGAGGGCCGTGCTTGTGCGGCTGCCGCCCGGCGGAGCGCAGCGTGTTGTCCAGCCCCTGCTCGGTACCGGAGGCGCTATTGCCCAGCACCATGGCCGCCTGGGCGCGAAGGAACTCGGCCTGGGCGCGCTTCAACTCGTCGGTGAGCGATGGCAGATGCTGCACCAGCTTCCAGTCACCCTTCTTCCAGGTCCGGCCGCGGGCACGCAGCATCGCCTCGACGGGTTTGCGCAACGATGCCTCACGCCGCGCAAACCGCGTCTTGGAATCCTGCAGCACCAATTCGGACTGCGGCTCGGCAATGCCCGCGGCTTGCGCCCACGAAACGCCCATCATCCATGCGGGGATACCGAACGAGGCCACAATCTGCTCAATCATGTGCCGTGCGGGAAGCTCGATCTGCAGTGCCTCATTGACCGCGCCGATAACATCGATGCTGATCTGATCGTTCATGCCAACGCCGGTGGCTACGTCGACGCTGTTGCCGCGCGCCTTTGCCGCCAGTGCATTGGCTAGGCTGGCGGCGATTGTCTCAGCACGCTTCTGCGCCGCCGCGCTGTCGATCTTGCTGTTCTTGGTCGAGAACGCCACATGGAAGCTCGGGTCACCGAAGCGCCCCCACACTTGCCGGGTGCTGTTCTGCATCTGCAGTAGGATCTGCGACACGAAAGGAACCGCACGCAGCATCGACGTTCCGTAGGGGTTGTCCGCCTCGGGCCGGTTGATGGAGATAGCCAACTGCGCAGGCTCCAGCTCGACGTACCCAACCTCAAGCAGTAGCCCAGCCGTGAGCGAGCCCTGCACGCGACCCTGCAAGATTGCTTCGACATTGCCCAGCCCATCCGGCCGGCGATCGCTACAGGCGTTGGGGTTGCGGTAGAACACGCGCATGCGGTCGGCATCCCGCACGAAGGCGGTGCCCTTGCTATCGGCCACACGCAGGCCAACCACGTCGCGGCCGGTCGGCGAGTAGACGAACTCGGCGATACCATGTCCCTGTTCGTAGAGCTCCTCGCCCTGGCTGGCGTACATCGCCTGGTAGCCGTTCTCTAGGTCGTTGACTGGCACCGTGGCCATCCACTCTTCGATCTCGGCGACAATGCGGTCGTTGTCGCCTTCCACGGCCAGGATGCCGTCCAACGTCACCATGCGGCCCAGGCCGCCGTCGAGCATCGGTACGGCCTCCTTCAGCGCCTCGTACAGCCACGGCGAAACAGTACGCGGCTGCCAGCCGCCAATGCTGGCCTGCCACACGCCGAGGTTCTGCGTGTCGCGGATCGAGGTGGCGATGCCACCGGTCTGGTTGCGGGTGGGGTCCGGGCTCTTGCCACGGAACCAGATGACGGGATTGAGATTCACGCGGCGGTCCTTTCGATGGTGCTGCAGGCAAACACGTCCACGCCGAAGCCGTCGTCCTGCAGGCTGCGCAGGCGGCGCAGCATCTGCTGGCGGCGGGCGTCGGGGATGTGGTCGTCCTGCTTACTGTAGATGGGCCACTTGGCGCCGGCGCGGGCGGTCTGCGTGGACATGGCGTTGAGCGCGTCCTGGTCGTAAGGCATGGCGTAGCCGCCGGCCTGCAGGCGCGCGGTGATGCACTGCGTGGCCCAGTGCTTGGCCGGCGCGGTGAGCGTGACCATCTCGCCGGTGCGCTTGTCTTCGTCCTGCAGCGCCTCGCCGTCCTCGCCCATGCAGTCAACAGACTGCTGGAAGTGGAAGCCCACCAGCCGGTCTTCAAAGTTGCATTCGGCGAAGCGGTCCACGCTGATGAGATCCTTCACCACGGTGGTGCCGGCGCTGCCGAGGTCGGCGCCCCAGAACGGCAAGTGGCGGAACAGGCTATCGAGCGCGGCAATCAACTCCTCCTGCAGGTGGTACGGGAAGCCGATGGCACGGATGCGCACAAGGTCGCGTAACTCCGTACCGACTTCCTCGCTCAGAATGATCTCGGTGGGGTCATTGCGCTCGCCAAGGTCGGCGCCGGCCCAGAACACGCCCATGGACGCGCCTGCGATGTACGGCCGCAGGATCTCCAGCATCGCCGCACGGCGCTCGGCATCGCGCCCTTTCAGCAGCGGACGCAGCGGACGCACGTCGTCGTAGAGGGTGGCGTAGCTGCCCACCTTGCGGCCCTGCTGCATGGTCAGCTCCACGCGCGCCACCTCGACCGACAGCGAATCGGCCTCGTGGTCGGCGTGCAGCTTGATGACGCGGTAGTCGGAGCGGTCCACCACGTTGGGCAGTAGGATGCCCCACGGCCACACGGGGTTCTCGGCCTGCCCGTGCTCGCCGAGCACGTTCCGCTGGTAGCCGGGCGTGTTGCGGCCGTTGAAGCGGCGGATCATGTCCGCCTCTCGCTCCGCGCTCCAGAACGGAGCCGGCTTCATCGTCTGCTGCCAACGGAATAGGCGGTTGCCCGGCTTACCCACCGGCAGGCCTTCGATGGCCTGCTGCGTGAGCCGGAAATATTCGCTACCGCGGTCGCCATCGGGCACTGAGTACACGCGCGAGCGGCAGCCTGGCTTAAGGGCGCGCCAGAACTCGCTGAAGATGGTCTTGTTCTTGACCTTGGCGGCTTCGTCGAACAGCGCCAGCGCACTCACGTGCACACCACGGAACGCTTCACCGTCGTGGCCGCCGGGGCGGTAGTAGGTGCGGGCGATACTCGGGCGGTCTGGTCGCACCGGGTTGGGTGCGTAGAACCGGTGCATGGTGTGCGGGGTCTTCTTCGGCTTCAGCCAGAAGTGCTGGATCAGCGTCTTCTGTCCAGCGCCGTCGGCGACGCCGAACTGCTCCTCGAGCGCCAGAATGATTTCATCAAGGTGCGTCTGCTGCGGCGCGGCCACCAGCGAGGACGGATTGGCGACGCGTCCACCCACCGCTGTGCAGCCAGCCCACGCCACCAGCGCGATGATCTCGCGCGTCTTGCCGCACTCGGCGCCGTCCTGGTGCACCACGTCCTGCATCCAGGCCTGCACGCTCGGGCGCTGGTAATCCCAGAACCGATACGGCTCCCCGCTGTCCGGCTCGAACAGGAACGTTTCGGCCCAACGCAACGGGTCCTCAAACGTGTAGAGCACCAGTGCCTCGTCAAGCGTGACGCCATAGTCGCCACGCTCCAACTGGCGCCACGCCCAGCCGCGCTCGGATAGCCACGCCTCGAACTCGTCGACGTTGTACACGCCGCGATCGAGCATCTGCCCCTGCAGGATGCCGACGTTGGTGCGCTGCCGGGTCATTCGTTGCCGGGCGGAAGCGCTGGACGCTTGCCGGCACTGCCGCGCTGGAAGATGCCGCCGAGGATGGTCTGCATGGCATCAGCGCGCTCGTCGTCGACTTTCGCAGCGGCCTTGGCCTTCGGCGTGGCCAACATCTCCGGCAGATTGATGCCCATGCGTTCCATCGACTTGAAGAACATCTCGTAGGCTGGGTTCGGGATCATCTTGCCGATGACCTCGGTGCCGTCCTCGCGGGTCACCACGTTGCCTTCACTGTCGATCATCGGCACTTTCACCACCAGGCCGTCGACGCTGATGGTGCTGCGCAGGTCGTGCATCAGCTGCAGCGCGGCCGATGCCTCGCCGGCCATGATCCCCTGCACGCCCTCCATCGCACCGCTCTGCATGGCATCGATCAGCGCGGTGAATGCCTGGACGTAAACCTGCTTGTCCATGCAGCTGCCGCCGGGGCTGGTGGTGCCATCGTCCACCAGCGTGCACGGGTACTTTGGGCAAGTACTCAGGCAGGGGCGGCCCACTGCGCCGAGCAGCGACTGCATGCCGTTGTCGAAAGCGGCTTGGTGAACCTTGCTGGTCAGGCCGTGTTTCCAGCCGTTGCGGCTGCTGCGTGCCTTGCCCTCCGGCGTGCGCGGACCGGTCGATTTCTTCGCGGCATCGCGGCGCTGTTGCAGTTCCGCGGGACTCAGCTTGCGACGGGGACGAATGGCGGTCATGGCTGAGTCTTGCCCGGTTCGGTGTTTCCTGTCCCCGTAAGCGGGAAACGCTTAAGCCGCTTGTGCACGGCGGTGCGGTTCATGCCGAACTGCCGCCCTATCTCACTGCAGGTCATGCCGTTGGCGGCCATGCGGGCGATGAGCTGATCGCGCTCCGCCCGCCAAAAACCGGCGAAGAACCTGCGCCGCTGCGCGAGGTAGATGTACTCCGATCCGAGTTCGTCGAGCACCGCGGCCATCGCCTGGGTGCCGACGCGCGGGCCGAAGTCGGCGAGCAGTCGTCTCGCGAGCGCGCCGAGTACGCTGGCGTCCTGGGCCTGGTACTGCTGCAGCAGCGCGATCTCGAAATCCGTCACCGGCTCGCCCTGTCCACTGAAACTCACGCCGTCAATCACGGACCACCTCCCCTGTCGCGATACGTGCCCACAGCGGCGTACCGGTCGGTTTCGTGCCCAGCACTCGATGCTGTCGATCAGAGCTCAGCCGTGTGCGGCGTGCGCGCTCGGACACGGCCAGGTAACGGCGGGTGGTCTCGATGCTCTCGTGGCCCATGAGAGCGCGGATGGTCTCGATGTCCGCGCCTTCGTCGTAGAGCTGGGTAGCGAACGTGACGCGGAATCGGTGGATGCCCCACTCGCGCAGCTTCGCCCGCTTGGCGTGGTAAGCCACCATGGTCTCAAAGCTGCGCAGGGACAGCGCCTGCCCGCGTGTGCCGGTACTCAGCGAAACGAACAGCGCGGTACTGTCGAGCGAGAAAGGCAATGCCTCGCGCTGCTCCAACCAGGCGTGCACCGCGGCGGCCACCGGCCCCTCGAATGGCACGTCGCGCTCCTTCGCGCCTTTGCCGGCAATGCGCACGACGCCCGTGCGTGTGCCCAGCTCCAGTTGCTCGAGGCGTAGCGTGCATAGCTCCTCCCGGCGCATCCCGGTGGCGAGCAGCAGCAACAGCGCACAGCGATCGCGCACCTGGCGCACCTGCGGCATCTCCGCGATCGACCGGAACAGCGCACGCAGGTGGTCGTCGGTGTACTTTCGGGCCGGCTTGGGCTTCACCCGCGGGCCGGTGATGTCGGCGGCCAGGTTCGTCGCAGCGACGCCGCGAGAGCGGCGCCAATCATAGAACCCGCGTACCGCATGCACCTGCCTACGGCGCCACGCCGGGCCGTTGCGGCACTCAATCGCCAGCCAGCGCTGCCAGCGATCGAACTCGGTGACTGTTACCTCTGTGTGGTCAATGCCGTGCGTGGCGCACCAATGCAGCCAGCGGCCAACGGTGCGGGCGTACGACTCGCCGGTCGTCGCTGCACGCGAGCCGCAGTCGATCACCAGGTGTGCCAGCCACAGCCACAACTCCGCCATAGCGCGCGGGGCGATCGTCTGGCCCTCGATACGGCGCATGACCCGCGCGAGCCGTGGCGCATCCGCCAGAAGCCACGCGCGGTGCGCAGGCAGCTCCAATCCGTTCGGCAATGTCGCCAGCGCCTCCAGCACCAACGCAGGTAGCGGCAAGACGCTCATGGCGCACCTGCCTGAGCGAAACCGCCCCTGCACCCCATTCCATTTTTCGGGAGGGCAGTAGTTGGGAGGGGATGGATGTTCCACGTCTGATTCGGAGGGGGGGTGCCTGTGGAACATTCACGCCGTACCGCCCCGATCCTGGCGACACGAGCACACCCCTTTAGGATCAATGAGTTACGGGCACGCCCGACGCCCCTCCGCCGGTTCGGAATTCTGAACGAGTACGAGGTTCCACACGACCCCGCCCAGCGGGTGACCATACGCTGCAAGGCCTCCGCGGCATGGCTTGGGGTGAAGGTGCTGGGCGGCGCAACTGTGGTTGCGCGCAATTCGATGGGAGAACGGATCATGAGCGAGCCTCCTTCACGGTGCTGGCCATCGCGTCCAGATCTGCGATCGCTTCGCGGATGTCGGCAACGCGTTGGTCGCGGGTTACGTCGTCGATTAGTTCCAGGCGGTGATCGTTCTGCACCTGCAGAATCTTGTCGTCGAGTGCACGACGCAGTTGCTTGGCCTCGTCGGCCTGCTGCTGCTCGGCTGTCTTGATGTGCACGACGTTGCCAGGCTGGCCGGCTGACTCGGCTGCATCGTCGCGCATTCCACGCGCTCGATTGACCACGTACCGGATTGGCTTGCCACTCTTGCCTGCAGCTGCCGCCCGGATGTCGTTGGCAGTAATGCCCTCGGCCTTGGCCTGCATCAGGTCTGGATGCCCGTCAGCGCATTCGCTCCAGCCCATATCACGCAGCACGCGCGCCAGATCAGCCGCGTCCTCTAGTGGCTTCTCAGCGCTCGTATTGTTTGGAGAAGAGGCTTTTAAAGCTCCCTTCCCTCTCCCTTCCCTCTCCCTTTCACTTCCCTTTCCCTTATTAGCCGTGACCTGTGTGTGACCTGTCACTGTGACTTGTCCGTGACCATCGGCAGGCGCTTCAAGATCAGCTAGGTGCTCTCGCAATTTGCCGGTCGGCGTGTTGTATGGAAGGACAACGCCATAAGCCCGGAGTTTGCCGAAGATATCTACACGGTCCTGCCGCTCGCGCTCTTTACGTAGACGGTCGTTCTCACGCATGCCTTGAAATTCAAGGCGCTCAGTCCACGCTTGCGCAGCCTTGTCGGCGATCAATGGGTGGTAGTAGCGGCCGTCTTTGCAGAGGACAAAGCCTCGCATTGCGCCGACTTTCAAGCGCTTCCACGCCCGCAAGTTGCGTGCATACCCAGCGTAGCTGGCCAGGATTTCGTCATCGTCAGGCAGGCTCGCGGCCGGCACCTCATGCCAGCACGCACACCAAAGCAGAATCGCCGCTCGGAACTCATCGCCGGTTGCCTTGATCGCCATCCCGCTATCGCGCAGACGGTTCACGTCCAGCGGCATGTACGGCATTCCGCGCAGATCGACGTCGGGCGGCACCATCGGTTCGCGGGCCGTCATGAACGCCCCCGCGAAACCCGCGCCTCATGTACCGAGCCATGAGGGTCGATACGCTTCGGGTGCTCAACTGGGGATATCGTGCCCTGGCCGGGCAACGTGGATTTTTCTCGGATCACCGTGCGTTCCTTGCCGGCGTCCAGACTTCAACTTTTCGAGCGCGGGATTATGGCCCCGCGTGATAGATCAAAGGCTTAGCGTGTAAGCCAATGTATATTATGTAAATGCGCTTGCGCAACTGGTTGCGCTCGTTTGCTGCTGCGCTCACGCGGCCGCTGTCCGGATACCCTAAATCCGTGTCCTTTTTGGCCCTGATACGTATCCTTTTGGCCAGTAAATCTGTATCCCATCCGGCGAAATCGACCTTCAT